TTCTATGCGGGCAAGCATTTCACCCATTACGCTCGAATGCTTCAAGATGGCGAGATTCGCCTTACCCCTTGGGCCGAGATTGTCGGCATCATGCGAGCGGATTTTCTCGAGCATGGCGTGGATGTTGTCGCGGCTTATAACGCCGGTTTCGATTTCCGCGTTCTCAAGCAGACCCACGCTGATTTGGGTGGCGAGGGTGCGATTCTTCAAAATCCCGTGAAGGTGCTAGACATCTGGCAATTTGCTTGCGAGACCAAGCTGTCGCAAAAAAGCTACGCCGCGATTGCTCGCTCGCAAGGTTGGATGTCTCCCGCTGGCAACATCAAGACGGGCGCGGAATTTGCCCATCGCTACTGCTCGGGCGATCACTCATTCATTGAGGATCACACCGCGCTGTCGGATGCTCGCATCGAGGTCGCCATTCTCGCGGAATGCTTCGCGCAGAAAAAACGCGTCCCCTACGGCATCACCAATGCACAGCCGTGGCGCATTGTCAACAAAAAAGCGGGAGACGATCCCGACGTTCACGGGAGCAAGGTCGCCTGACCTGTTCCACGTGGAACATCGCCGCCGTCAAAAATCTCTTGACATTTTGAGATTTTTGGCGCCGGCGCGCCAGTAGTAAGTCAACGACTATTTTCGGCAATAGTGCAAATTTCCTAAACCGCGACATACCCCCAAAGGGTTAGTCTTTTTTTCTGAAAAATTTGGCGCGGGGGCGCCAGTAGTAGTACGACGATTATTTTCGTTGGTGTTGCCCGCGCCATTTTACCCGAGTGCGAATCCGATGTCAAGTCTTTTTTGCACGTAAGGGGCAAATTGTTTTAAACGGGCAAGTCTTCGCGCGCCAATTATACAGTAGTAGGCCGACGATGTCAAGTACAATTTAGGGTAATTGTACCAAAAAGTCAACTTGTCAGTCTCTGCGGGGTCGAGTATAATTGTAGCAAACCGAGGCAGGGCGCGGCAAATTCACGAAAATTTTTGTAAATTAGGGCAAATAAAACTTGACACGCTCAGACCGAGTCCGGCCCCCCGGAATTCGTTTGCGTTGGCCTTAACGAAAAAACTTCTTGACATTCAGAACCGAAGCCAGTATAATGTTTACATTGACTGAGAGGAGACAAAAAATGAACCAGATTATCGCCGTTACCTTTGACATCGCTGACCAAAAGTGCAAGATGTACAATGCACTCGAGTGGCACAACTTTATTGCTGACACCCGTGAACAGGCGGAAGATCCTAGTGCATCGCTAGAAGACTTGTTTGACGAGTACTACGGTGACGAGTTCTGGTTCGAAGTATCTCCAGACCCAAAGGCCGTGTACCAGATTGCTTTTGACCTGCGCTCAGAAGAGTTCGTTGTGTGTCACAGCGATGCAGAGTGCGAAGCTGTAATGGCTATGGCAGAAGATACAGGCGACGAAGACGAAATTTTTTGGGCAGAATGATGAAAAACTTCTTGACTTTATTGCCCCTCGGTAGTATAATATCTATATTGAATCGGAACACAAACAAATTTTTGGGAGAAAATATTATGGACGTAACTGCAAAATCATCTGCTAACTACTCAGACGCAGACATCACTATCATCACTGACGAGTACACTCTCGAGCCAACTCGTGAGACTGTCAACAGCTTGGCGGAGCGCCTCAACAAGACTGAGCGCAGTGTCATTGCGAAGCTCTCTGCTCTCGGTATCTATCAGAAAACTGAGCGTGTAACTAAGCGTGGCGAGCCTGTTATCATGAAAGCTGAGTTAGTATCTCAGGTTCAGAATGCAATCGGTCGTGAGCTACCATCGCTCAACAAGATGACCAAGGTTGACCTTCAGTTCATGATCGACGCGTTGGTGGGCTAATGGGATTGTTATCTCGACACGAAATGGTGGCGGTCGTTGACCGTCACACTTCTACTCTTGCTACAGGCCGTAGTATGGTTTTTGTGGGCGGCATTCGTAAAGAGTTAGAATACGAGTGGGCATTTGATGAGCTTCAAGTGCAACGTATATTATTTGATATGCAAGATGAGGGGTTGATCTGGTGAGAATATCAGTAGAAAGCCTACGGCATCACCTTGATGTATTTTTATGGGAAAATCCCGACTGGGATAAGTGCGATGTAGTGATGGAAGCTACACAAGGTGGACGTATATTTGCAAGAAAGCCTATTCATGGCAAAGGATTTGACATAACCTGGGAGGAGAGAGACATTTATGTATGCCCTACAAGACGACCCGAAGACAGTATCTAACCGAATTGCTTTGCATTTTAGCAGAGCACAAGTAGAACCTAAGCCAGTATTGCACATGAATGCTGATGCGCTAGTTATTGAGTACAATAGCTACGCTACTGGACACAAACGCTGGGAAACTATTTCAGAAGTTGCGAAAAATAATTCTTGACTTTTGATGCTCTGAGCGAGTATAATATCTATTCAAATCGAGGTATAGCAGTAACAACATGAGCCGATTTGCTCCAGCCGTTGCTGACTACCCTCGTCGCCGAGCCTACTATCCGGTGTAATTAGCGTAGGCGTGATTAGCGACGATACGTGCTAACGTGCGTTTTTGTGATTGGCCCGTAAACAGATCACTGGTTAGGACACTGGGTATAGCATGGTTGGGGCTCCAGTACTTATTTGACATAGCAAAGTCCGTTGCCCGCTTCATGCGGGCTTTTTTATTCCTACCTCACCTAAAAAATATCTTGACATTTTTCTCCAGAACCAGTATAATTATAACTTAAATGGAGAAAGTATATGACAATTTTGAAATTCCCAGAAGATAAGTCCCTGCAAGTTCAGCTCGACGAGAGAAAGGCTGAGCTGGAGGAAGTTTATGATAATTTAAACAGAGCGTTTGCACTCGTAGATAAAATAGAGGAGAAGGCTGCCTCTCTTGAAGCAGAGTACAATATCTATTTGCGTCGGTATGCTCACGCTCTAGGCGGGGTCGAAAATGTCGAAGTGGGGTATCTAGAATATTCTTCTGGTGTAGGCATAGATGTCGACGAAGGAACAATAGTATTTACCCCGTGGAGCGAGGAAGATGAAACGGAAGTGTAGAAAATGTGGAAAAGAGTTCAATGCAGTACTAGATGTATGGTACTGTAGTGGACAGTGTGAGCGACTTGCCTCCAACCCCGTGGCGAAGTTTGCACGAATGTTTAATAGAAGTAGTGTACACAAAAGTAAAAAATGTTATAGCAGAAAGGAGAAGCATAAGAATGTCAAACTATACTGATGAGCAGACAGCTAAAATGGTAGGGGCGTATCTAGACGTACCCACTAGAGAAACAGTAGATAAGTTAGCAGAAGAATATGGAAGAAGTACAAAATCAATAATCGGAAAACTCAGTAGAGAAGGTGTATACAGGAGAGAAGTATATGTTTCAAAGACTGGTGAAAGCCCTATCACGAAAGTGGAAATCGTTAGTAATATCGCTGAGAGTCTTGGACTTGAGAACTCGGCTTTGGCTGGCCTCGAGAAGAGTCCAAAAGCATCACTCAGAAGCCTCGAAAAAGCAGTAGCGGGGTTGACGGAATTTGATGACTACCCAGGAGGCATATAATGTGCGGCGGATACTACGAGGAAGAAATAATGGAAGATATGAAGTTTACAACTGCGGAGAATATGATGAAAGAGTACTACGGGCCTAGTACGAAATTTAGCAGTACACCCGCTTTTGGAAAAGCAGCTGCGATTTGTAAACTCGAGAATATTGAAGTTAGGCTCGATCCCTATGAGAATATTATACATTTCGAGGATGCAAAGGCAGAAGAGCAATTCACTATAGCGTGGTCAAAAGCGGTGGCGGGGTCTTCGAAGTGATTGAAATACTACCAACTATAGCAATGTGGCTTATCTACGGTATGGCTGGAATGTTTCTAGTACTAGCAGCAATTTGTGGCCTAGGAGCTATAATCTACCCCTTTTACATATTATTTGAGGGAATTAGAAACAAATTACTTTAGATTTGTGCATTATTATTACGGGGTTTAAAAAAATTTCGGTTTGGCATAATTGTACAAAAAAGAAACGAATTTTGAGTAAAGCAGTTTGAATGTTATGACCGTTGTTTATTGTTATTTGATTATCCCGGTCATATTGATTAGTCGTAATTCACACTTAGATTGTTCGTGAATTAGAGGTGGGATTTGAAACAGTTCGTAAGTAGCTATTTGCAATATACTGGGTATCGAGTGGAAAGGCTAACGCCTTCAACTCTAAACGCAGTAATTACTACAACAATACTTACGTCACTGTTAGTTAGTGAGAAGTATGATTGACCTTATTGTCTATCAATTTATGATATATTTTACCACACTTTTTGGCATAAAGAAAGTATTGTTTTTGAGTAGGTATATGGAGGTCTTTATTCAGCAGTGTCAGCTAAACAAAATAAAGTGTATTATTGGAGTGTGAAATTGAAAAAAGAAGGAAATGGCGGAGTTGGAAATCCTATGATTCGTGCTCTCGGAATATCGAAGCCAGACCGAAATTGGTGGCCAGATAACTTTCACTGGTATCTCAAGTGGGTAGCTTCTATGTTTGTAATGGCATCGTTAATGATGCGTGCTGCTGGTGTAGAGTACAGAATGTACGATCTTTACCTTGGGTGGGTAGGAATAATTCTATGGATTTGGGTGTCAGTGATATGGAGAGACCGTGCACTGATTATGTTAAACACGGTTTCATTTTTTATGCTAACCGTAGCAATTATGAAGGAGTGGTGGGCATGATAGAAGTAATTGGATTAATTGGTAGCGTACTTATCGTACTGGCATGGCTAGTACTTGGTGGAGAAGGTGACGACGATGTATAGAATGCATGTAGATTTTGTATACTATATTGAGTTGAATGGCGAAGTAAATGCTCATATGCCTTTTGAAAGTTATGAAAGCGCATATGAGTACGTAATGGAAAGTGGTATGTACTACGAAGGTGAATGGGAGATTATAGAATGGCCAGTAGATTAAGACATTTAAGAGTGATACAAGAAACGTATCTAGAGCATCTGTGGTTTGCATGGTCAGTAGCATTTGTACTCATAGTACACGGACTGCTACCATGGGTCTGGGGTATGAAAGCGTCAGACATGATGGCAATGAAAGAGATAGAACGTCTTGAAAAGATACGGCGGGGTCGGAGCGGGTACGAATGATCGCTGTATGCGTTGCATTAATGAATGAAGTATGGAATCCCTACGGTAGTCAAGAAGTAGATCTTCTCGGCGGGGTCGGAGCGATGCGCGACAGACGTGGAGAAATTCTGGAAGAAAGCCTGCTCCGTACAGAAGCGTGGGAGTTCAAAATAGGTTTTCGGCCTCCCATCTGGTGCTTCATTGATGAAGATGGCAACGCGACTTTGAGTAACTATTCGGCACAATGGGAGAGAATGAACCAAGCTTTCGACGCTCCACCAGAAAATAATCCTTGACATTTCTTCCTATCAAATGTTACAATATTGTTACAAAATGATATTATATTTTGTGAAAATTTAACATAATTCGCTGTGAAGCGACAGAGATCGTCGTGAGACGATAGGAGAATGCAATGAAATATCTACTAATCGTGGCGGGGTTACTGATGACCGCTCAAGCATATTCTCAGGAGATTGTGGTAGTCGAAAAACAAGGAAAGAAGTACGCGCTTGTTACAAGCTGCACGACTACAAGTAGACCTACGGCTGTTTCGGTACGAGGAAAGCCAGAGAAAGGTTCCACCGTGATACTCAAAACACGGAAGAAAACACATAAATGTGAAGTTACAAAAGCTGTATTTATCACATAAAAATAAAGGGGCTACGGCCCCTTTTTCTTATCCTTCTTTTTCTACGTCCCAAACAATACGACGTTTTGGTACTGGTGGTATCTTACTTCGTTGCACCCACAAGTGCCCATTCTTTTCTGCATCTTTAAAAATGGCAGCAGTTATAAAGAAAGCTCCTACAACCATGAGATGCCCTCCCACACTATAGATGCCGTACATATAAGTATAACCTGCCCAGAATGTAAAGACTGCTGACCACATTACGGATAGATAAAACATCAGTATAAATTGTACTAATTCGTTCGGAATATGCCGTAATGGATTTACTTTCAGACTAAAAAAGAACTGATAGAAATCGTAGATTGCGAACCCTAGCTTCTTTATCATAGCTCTTGCTCGACAAATACACCGAGAGTGCCAATCTGTCCCTCAGTTAAACCTTTTGCTACAGGCCACATCATCATTGATTGAGGGCCTACAGTTTCGCCTCGCTTGTATGCAAGTAGCTTGCGAATAATATCATCCGCCGACTGCCCTGCAAGTCTGGGACCGAGGCCGCCTTGGCCTTGAGGACCGTGGCACGCTGCACACTGTACCCAGGGCTGACGAATATCTTCAAAGCGGTCATCTGCTACAGCAGGAGCCGCAAGTAGTACTGCTACTAATAGTAAATTTTTCATTTCTTCCACCTATTGAGTGTTTCTTCGTGTATTGTTTTATGGGAATAGTACATGGTGATTCCCCCAAATATCATGGGGCACATAAAGATTGCGAGCAATCCGAGTAGTCCTATATCCATTATACTTCTACTAAAATATCTTTTAGATTTGGTTCAAAGAAGTTTGGTCCTTTGATAACTTTGCCATCTTCTCTTTTGAGAGGGCGTCCGTCTGCTCCGAGTTTACTCATATTAGAGCGATGAACTTCGAGATAACACTCATCAAGGTCAAGCCCAAATGCATGACCAGCACCGTAGATAACATACAGTAAATCTGTGAGAGCGTCGGCAACCTCAACGAGGTCACGATTTTCAATAGCTTCTTCCAGTTCCTCATACTCTTCTCGAATTAATTCTAGGCGTAGTTCACGAGTGGAGAAGTCAGGCCAAGTCGGATGAACCTGGACTTCCTGACCAAACGCCTCCATGAAATCACCTGCAAGTTCAAAATTAGTTGGTATCATTTTTCTTCCTTTTACTTCGTGAAATTGCGGCCTTCTTTGCTAGCCGCCTGCGTTCTGATTTGGGAACGTAATACTCTCGTTGTCTTACTTCCCATACGATGTCAGCACACTTTTTCTTGAATACTCGTAGTGCTGACTCTACATTGTTGTTTCTTACCTTAACTTTCGGCATTTCTTTCCTTTGCTCGTAGCATGGGAGGTAGACCCCAAACAGCTTGTGCTTCTACTTTGTGGCCAGCAGCATTCACTACTAACATAACACGCTTACCTTTCAGCCATGCTTCCTGTTGATTTCTCAACCGTTGTATTGGAGTAAGTGATCGGCAACCTCGGCTACTACGACGTAGACCTTGGCTTGTACTGTTTGACTTACCCATTCTTTTCTTCTTGGCCATTAAATTACTCCTCGTCTCATAAATGTCCAACCACGTTTTTTAAGATAGAAAACTTGTTTTCGAATAGCGTTCATAGTGCGTCCTGGGAACATTTCTAGCAATTCTGCTTCATTCTTTAAATGGTAATTGTTCCTGAGCAGGTTGCGCTCTTCTGAATTCCAAGGTTTCTTCTGATATTCTTTCATGTTGTATATTATAGGTGATTCTGTCCGGGAAGTCAAGAAGTATTTTTCTTTGGTAGCAAAATATAACACGTAGTTATGAGTGACATAACTGAAAAAATTTCTTGACATCTCCCCCGTTTTTCAGTATAATATACACATCTACGAAAATACATAGGAGATTTGTATGCTTGATTATACCACCGCACTAATTGTTTTCGCCCTTTGTATGTCCGGAGCCGCAGGTACTGCGTTTCATCTTGGACGGCGAGAAGGTATCGAGGGTACAGTACAGTATCTAATCGACACAGGAGTGTTAGAAGTAGATGACGAAGAAGGTTAGGGCCACACCTATATCCAAGTTGCCCACAAAAACAGCCTCCTACAAGGAGTATAAAGGGTAACATGAAAAGAGTAGTAGTTAGTATTTTACTAATCGCAGCGGGGTCAGCGATGGCAGAGGAAGCCGAAGACCCACACCTCAGACCAAACTTAGAAGAATTAGTCGTAACCGGCTATCAGTGGGATGCCGAAGAGCTTCGAGGAACACTGATGATGGGTTTATCAGGAGCATATTTGATACACGAATACGACAAGAAGCGAAACGAATGGCGTTTTATTCGAGCGTCAAACGAACGTAAAGAGGACAAAGAATGAATAAAAAAGCCGTCTATGAACAGCTAAAGATTGATGAAGGAGTTGTCTATGAAATTTATTTGGACCATCTTGGGTACAAAACCTTCGGAGTGGGACATCTCGTGCTTGAGTCAGATCCAGAGCACGGATACGCCGTCGGAGAGCCAGTCTCAGTCGAGCGAGTTATCGAGTGTTTTAACAGCGATCTCGATGTGGCTGTAAGCGAGTGTGTAGCTCTCTATGGTGCAGACATCTGGTGCGGTTTTCCAGGAGAAGTACAAGAGATACTCGTGAACATGATGTTCAACCTCGGACGTCCACGACTCGGAAAGTTTAAGAAGTTTAATGCCGCACTCGAAGTAGGCGACTGGGCTACAGCAGGAGTAGAAGGCCGAGACTCTCTTTGGCATCGTCAAGTGGGAAATCGAGCCGAAAGATTAATGGCAAGACTTGAGAATGTCTAACAAAATTGTAGCAAAATCTATGACGAAGTTCTTTCGGTTTACCGCCGATATGTTCTTTCGTAAAAGATACGGGCACAGAGCAATAGTTCTAGAAACTGTTGCAGGCGTGCCCGGAATGGTTGCAGGAATGTTAACTCACCTTTCGAGCCTTCGAGGACTAAAGAAAGGACAAGGCAGTAAGATTCATGAGATGTTGGCGGAAGCAGAGAATGAACGCAAACATCTCATGTTTTTCATGGAAGTAGTACAGCCTACAAAGCTGGAGCGGGGTCTCATCGTACTGGCACAATTAATATTCTGGCACTACTATTTAGTATTGTATCTAATTGCACCTAAAACTGCACATCTTATGATACATTACTTTGAAGAGGAAGCTGTAAAAAGCTACACAGATTACCTTCAGGAAATTGAAGCGGGCCGTATAGAAGACGTGCCTGCACCACAAATCGCGATTGACTACTACGGCCTACTTCCAGAAGCTAAGCTGTCTGACATGGTTCGTTATATTCGACGCGATGAACAACATCACGCAGATTTAAACTTAACTTATAGCGAGGCATAAATGACTATTTATTGCACAGAACACGAACGCGACCAGTACGAAGAGAAAGGGTACTGGCGTTCTTTACCAGATATGGTACCTTCAGTGGTATTCAAGGCTCGACGCCAGGATGACGACGGTAATTTTGACTGGGTAGATGTATCTACTTGGGATATATTTGCCAAGCGTCGAGTACTTATTTTCTCCCTGCCGGGCGCTTTCACGCCAACCTGTTCCACCTACCAACTGCCCTCTTTCGAGCATTTGGCAGAAGACATCTATTGTGAAGGAATCGACGACATCTACTGCATCACAGTAAACGATGCGTTTGTATGTAACGCTTGGGCACGAGACCACGAACTTCACGAGATAGTAGTAATTCCAGATGGTAGTGGTAAATTTACGGAAGAAATGCAAATGCTTGTAGACAAAGACAACATTGGCTTTGGTCGTCGTTCATGGCGATATGCAGCAGTTGTAGATAATGGACACATTACTGACTGGTTCATCGAAGAAGGAAAAGAAGACAATCATGAGAAGGATCCTTATATGTTTACAGATCCTGAATTTATACTTAATAAGCTACGAAACGGAAATTAGTTCTTGACTTTCACTGCTGATACGAGTATAATACTCTCATGAATTTATTTTACTTAGATAAAGATTTAGACAAGTGCGCCGAGTATCACGTTGACAAGCACGTTAACAAGATGATACTCGAGGCCGCACAGTTACTCTGTACTGCGATATGGGTAGATACTCTACTCGGCTTCGTACCTCGAGCACTCGAGAAAGATGAAGCCGCAGTACTCAATGAATACAAAAAGCTTGAGAAACCTCTCAAGCCCGAAGAAAGACAACTTACCCCATATCTTGGTATGATGTACAATCATCCCTGCACGATATGGACACGCTCATCACTAGACAATTACGAGTGGACATGGTGCTATGCTCATGCTCTCGCAGAGGAATTTAGGTATCGCTACGGCAAAGAACACAAGTCATTCTGGCAGGTCATCAACAAATTACCTGACCCAGTCAACATTAAACGAGTGGGGTTCACCACGTTTGGACTTGCGATGCCTGAAGTACTCAAAAACTATGATGACCCAATACAGTCTTACCGTGATTATTATCATCTTGACAAGGCTACTTTCGCCAGTTGGAGCCATAGACCAACTCCCGATTGGTGGGATGAGTCTCTTGCTGACTACGAACAGAGGATTACAGCGAAATGAGTAGAGTAGAATTAGTAGGGCTGACAAAGCCAAATATTGCCACAGGTTGCCATACCGCAGAAGAGTTGGTAGCCTATGCAGCACGAGTAAGTAACCCAGAGAATCAAAACCATCACGAAAGCGCACCACGCCTGCTACGATACCTTATTCGTCACGGGCACTGGTCTCCTTTCGAGATGGTAAGTATTACTATGGAAATTCGCACCACTCGAGATATTGCTCGACAGATGTTGCGTCACCGCAGTTTTAGTTTCCAAGAGTTTAGCCAGCGGTATGCTATTGCAGAAGACTTTTACTATCGTGAAGCTCGCCTGCAAGATCCTAGCAACCGTCAGAACAGTATTGAGCTGGAAGACTCTGAAGATTTTGGTAAAGGCGGAAACAAGTCTCAACACGAGCGCCTGTACGAAGACTGGAACATGAAGCAAGCAAAAGTACTAGATGCGTCAAAGAAAGCGTATCGCTGGGCACTAGATAATGGTATTGCAAAAGAGCAAGCCCGTGCAGTGCTACCAGAAGGTAATACAGTATCTACGCTATACATGAGCGGAACTCTTCGTTCGTGGATTCACTATTGCGACCTGCGGCGGGGTCACGGCACTCAGAAAGAACATATGCGTATTGCAGATCAGTGCTGGGATATTATTGCAACTCACTTCCCTGACGTTGCCGAGGCCGTAGAATGAAAGTACATGACCCAGTAAATAGTCCTTTACATTACCGACGAGATGATGTAGAATGTATTGATGCGATGAAGACAACAACATCCACAGAAGGATTTGAAGAGTACTGCCGCCTCAATGCTTTCAAATACATTTGGAGAGCAAACAACAAACAGAACAAAGTACAAGATATAAAGAAAGCTATCTGGTACTTACGTATGTCAATAGGAGACGATCCTCGTGAGCAAGGGCAGTAGATCAAGAGTAGAAAACACAAGAAAATTTTACGAGAATTGGGAGAAAATCTTTGGTACGGAAGATCAAAAAGAAAGACCACGAGAACCTGAGCGAAAGCAATATATCGAAAGTTATAACTTTGTTGAATGGGGAAACACCTATTTCCAAGAAGGTTGCGTGCGATATGCTGAATATAGCATACAATACCACGCGCCTCCAGAGAATCATTGATGATTACCAAGATAAAATCGAGTATCGTGAAGTACGTAAAAAGCAGAATCGCGGACGAGGAGCAACAAATGAAGAAATTCGTGAAGCAGTTGAACGATACCTTTCCGGAGATTCAATTGCCGAGATCGCAAAAGGATTATTTAGATCGAGTGGATTCGTTAGATCTCTCATTGAGCGAGTCGGAGTCCCAAAGGTTGAGAGAGAAAGCGGAATCTCTATACTTCCTGAGTCTTGCATTGGTGAATCGTTCGCGCCCGGAGAAATCGTCTGGTCAGCAGTCTACCAAAAGCCAGCCCGAGTCGACTACGAACTCTCAGTCGACTACCAAGCAGAAAAAGCCGGATTCTCAGACGTAAACTACGAGAAGAAGTACGGCAGTAAATGCTATGCAATCTACATCATGGAAGAAGTCAGAGAAGAGGCAGACAAATGGGCAAACATAGATAAGGGTGGCTATGCTGCTTACTCTCTTGCCTATGATCTCGGAAAGCTGTCTCACCTTGAAAAATACGGAGT